GTCTTCTTCCTCAGAAGCAGTATCGACAACAACTTCTTCAAATGGATTATCATCTGAAGAGTCCTCGGATGTAAAGCCATCAACCGCTTTGAACGGTGAGATGGACTTTCTTGGAACATAGTTGGTAACTTGTACCCCTTTTAAACGCAGAGAGACCCCTGTTCTATCTTTGTCGATAGAGTATGGGACGAAAACAACCGCTACGTTTACGGTGCTTCCAGTAGTAAGCTCGAAACTTTCGTCTAGCTGCTTATTCTTCGCGTCATATTGTGCGGGTGCAGGAGTCGCATTACCATTATAAGCAGCAGAGAGCTTAGACTTAAAGGTAAACGTACCCCCTTCTTCCTCCTTCTTGAAAGGATTCTTGATCTTATCAGGCCAAGATTCTTGTTTCTGGCTTGCATAGGCACCAGACATTGCCTTCCAAAGATCTTGCGCTTGGCCTTTGTTCATACGGAAGTCTATCTCGTACTTCGCTTGGTCATCGGTAGCGTCACAAGGTACGCTGCGCTTTTCCTTATTATCAAACCGATAAGGACGGTTTATCTTAGGCCATAAAGCCTCTACATCTTCTACGATGTACTGTATGTTTTGGTTCTTATCCATTGCGTTCTCCTAAACGTCTTACTGTAAACTTACTGAATGACATGAATCTATCAAAGAAGCTATCGAAGATAACTTGTATGATCGAACCCTTCTACCTCACTAAACGGAGATACAATTTGCTCTCCACCTTGGACTAATGTAATAGCCTGTAAGGTATCAGGGTGCGATTCTAATTCAGCGGCTTTTTGTAGCTCTTCTTCGCCTAGCACTCGCATCGGACGAAAACGAAGCCTCGGAATATAACCATCCTTTTCAAAACCCATTCTGGTTACAACCGATATGGCAGAGGTACTGTGGTTGTTCAAGTGCCTAGCATAGTTTTGCATTGACATCCATCCACTACCCGCAGGGCCAAATAGGCTTGTTGCTGGTAATTGGATTTGATATACCTCATCCAAGTTATCCTCCAATACAACTGCAATACGCTGTGAATATTTACACGCTCTTGCGTTATTACCACCAGATCCCTTTATGTTATGTGGACAATCAATACAACGCCCTGCTTGCTTATGCGTATCGGCCACATCTGCATCAGGTCTTTGTGTATCGGATGACCAACAAACGGGTGCTGTTGGTTTATTAGGGTCGTATTGGTTAGCGTAATATATTCTGGAAACCCTACCTGCGTTTATAATCACCGCATCTAAAGTATCTGAGTCGAATATATGTGTCTCAGTCCCGTCGATAACTTTACGGAACTTACCTTCTCTTAATGAGATACGTGCAACCATTAGAAGTCTTCGTCTAAATCCGCTAGTACGTCTTTAGGATCAACTTCTTCTGGTTCTTGTGCGCTTTTCTTCTCCTGCCAGTATGTCTCCTTAGCCTTATCCCTCATCTCTGCACGCTTTTGTCTATCCGCAAACTGTTCGTTCTCTTCCTCTTGCGTAAGCGACCTTCTTGGTTTTGGTTTTGGCTGCTCGCCTAACAGTGCATCTGATATGAGATTTAGCTCAAACCTAAAGGTCTTACCCACTTTGATGTAAGTATTCTCCGGTATGCTACCGTTTCGTATCCACGCTCTGACAGTGGACTCAGATACTTTAAAGTGATCTGCCACCTTCCTCAGTTCAACAAATTCCCGTTCTTCGGACATTATGCCCCCTTGGCTTTTCGTACGTTAATCGAGTATTCAGAATTAGACTGCACACCCTTGATTACCGTATCTGGGTTATCTACAAAGAACTGTTCTAAATTAGCTTGGTGAAGTCGCCCTTGTAAAAGTTCGGGTTGGCTATTTTCCTTTATAAAGTCATAGACACTTCCCCAATCTGTAACAAAGTAGTTGTTCTTCACTGAGCGAAAGAAAGTCCCTGCCTCCGTTTTAACGCTTTTAGCTCCTGTTTCTTTGCAATGGGTGAGTAACGCTTGCTTTATAACATCCTGTTGGTTTTTAAGTTTATCGTCCTCGACTTCCCATTCCTTTTTGAGCTTCGCTCGTTCGTCGCGTATCTTAATAAAGACTTCCGTAGCCTTCGTCAGATAGTTATTATCTTGCACACAAATCTCCGTACTTTGTGGTTGGGAAGCGAGTATAGTGGTATCCAATATGTTATACAAGTATTTCTTTGTATAAATCTATCATTTTTGTATGTACGTCAATTCTGTTATCAAGTAATGAGTATACGCGTTTTTCTATGAAGGAACCTTCTAACTGTACCACTGTACACTTGTGGTCTTGCCCTGCTCTATGCACCCTAGCGTTTGCTTGGGCATAAGTTTCGAGGGAGCTAGTCGGCCCCCACCACACCACTGTATTGGCAGCGGTTAGCGTAATGCCGTGGGCAGCGGCTTGAGGTTGTATGATAAGTACTTGAGGTAAGTCAGTTTCTTGGAACCTTTTGAATATATCGGTGCGTTTATTAACGGACACATCACCACGTATTATTTCTGTAGGTATACCATCTTGTAGTAGCTTATTAGTGAGAACGTCAATAACGTGCTTAAAAGGCACAAAGACTAGGACTTTCTTACTGGACTCATCGATTACTTCCCGCAACACTTTATATCTGTGTTTGATATCGAACTCTAATGCTTCTCCATCATCTGTATAGATAGCCCCAGAAGCGATCTGTAAAAGTTTATTCATTTCTACAGCAGCGTTAACAGCGGTAATCCGTTCTCCCCCTGCCTGTACTACCAACTTTTGTTTAAGTTCGTTGTAATATTTCTTCTGTTGCCGTGTCATCTCTACCGTTCGTTTGGTGTAAATCATATCAGGCAGATCAAGACACTCTTCTTTTGTAAAACGTATGGCGGGCTGCAAAGAGTTGAACACTATGTCCGTAGCATTTGGTTTTGGCACCCATTTAAAATTAGTTATTTTGTACATAACCATGTCCCTGAAGGCACTAAAGAAACGAGGCACAGCGTTAACATTTACAAGTTTTGCAAGGCCATATGCGTCGAGAGGTGACTGTGCAGCGGGGGTTCCTGTCATCATCCATAGCCATGTATTAGGAGTGACTAATCTATTAAGGATCTTCCACCGTCTAGTTTGTACGTTCTTATAATGAGTAGCTTCGTCTGCAATGATTAAGTCGAACCCACCGTTCGCTATTGCATCGGATACTATCTCCACTCCGTCATAATTAATTATGATAAACTCAGCCCCTCCTTCAATTATTTGCTTACGCTTGGTAGCAGAACCATAAGCAACATCAACTGAACGGTGCATTGCGAAGGTAAATAGATCCTCGCGCCATGCTGAATCCATGATAGATAAAGGACATATCACTAACACACGTTTGATACGCCCCTGATTCATAAGATAGTCTGCGGCCCATATGGCACTAGCAGTTTTACCTGTGCCTTGTTCGTTGAAACAAAAGGCACGCTTGTTCATGGTGAGGAAAGAAGAAGTGGTTTTTTGGTGGTCGAAGGGTTTGTGTTTACCTGTCCACTTATACTGACCTTCGATGGGAGAGGGGACTTTTATGTTAAGGTTTTTTAGTACGTGCGACTCATCAACCCCCCAGTTAACCAATACTTTGTTCCCTGATAATCTCTTACTCTTAGGTATAACATCTGTTACTTTTTCTGGATCACGTAAGTTTAATAGTATTGCCCTGTTATCTATTACCCGCATCTACTTCTCCATCCACGAAAATACATCGTAAAGTGGTGTCCACAATACGAACTATAAGCCGTCTTTAGTACCCACGGACGGCGCGTGGTGGGTTTGCCCTGAAGGGGTAGGGGGCTTTGTACTAAGCTTTTCTCGTAGTACGTTTCTTTGGTGACTTACCGTTACGACTACGATTTTTACTTTTACTTTCTATCTTGTATCCATCGGCGTTTGTACCGCCTTTACTTAACATCTTCTTGTGGCTAACGTCTTTCCCTTCGCGTTTGTCAGCCTTACCGTTATTATTAGCATCGGCTCCTGTCTTGTCCACTGCCCGTCTGGCACGTTGCCGCTCCATACGGTCTTCATGTTCTCCACGTTTTAACTGGAGTTGGTACTCTCGTTCGTAAGGTCTGCGTTTACCTTTACCTGTTCGCTTGTACACTTGTTAGTTCCCCCCGTTGTGAGGACATTCTACCACTACACAATGTTTTCGGCACAACCCGCTTGGCCTCGGATTCCATACGTCATTATCATACGCTAACTGCATGGTTGTAAAATCAGAAAGCCATTTTTCCCACATATCTTCAGCACTTTCTGAACTATAGGTGTCCTTTACAAAGGCTTCTGCTATTACGAATAGTAACCCCGCCCTAACTTCTTCTATAAAAGGGAAGTGTTTAAAGGTAGCCAAGGCCATCAGTTCTAACTGGCCCTTATCTGCATACCTAGCAGATTTACCTGTCTTATAGTCTACAACCCAAGCTATCTTCTTTTCGACATCTATTATTAGGAGGTCTACTA